GCTTTAAAATTATTAAATATTGAACATGAGCAAGTTTTTGCATGTGAGATAGATAAATATGCACGTAAAAGTTTTGAGGCTATACATGGCAATCCTCAGACCTTTTATAAGGATATTACAAAGCGTGACCATTCAGAGATTCCACAGCTTGATCTATATGTAGCAGGATTTCCATGTCAAGCATTTAGTATGGCTGGAAAAAGAAAAGGTTTTGATGATGTCAGAGGTACATTGTTTTTTAATGTAGCTGAATTTATTAAAATCAATCAACCTAAATGCTTTATTCTGGAGAATGTTAAAGGCTTATTATCACATGATAGTGGCAAAACATTCCAAACTATCATCAGTCTATTGACAGATAATGGAGGCACTGCGAATGGTCAAATATTCATACCATATTTTGAAGATGGTCTTGGATATCACGTTTATTATAAAGTGCTGAACACAAAAGATTATGGTATACCACAGAATAGAGAAAGAATATTTATAATAGGATTTAAAGAGTTCAGACAGTTCAGCTTTCCAAAACCATTCCCATTGGAGTTAAGGCTAAAGGATATGCTACAGGATAATCCTGATTATAAGTATTTTTTGAGTGATAAACAATTGCATTCTATAAAAAATAGCAAACATGAACACTCTGCAAGAATACATGATATAGATGGATTTTCACCTACTATAATGGCAAAAAGTGGAGGAGGTCATGAGCCATATATTGAAATGCCTATTGATGACAAATATTTTTTGAGTGATAAGATGGTAGAGTCATTCACAAACCATAAAGAAAGACACAAAGAAAAGGGTACAGGATTTCAATGGCAACCTAAAGAAGGCGATGATATAGCTAATGCACTTAGAGCAAATGCTGCGCTTTGCCCTACTGATAATAGTTTAAAAACTGATCAATACAAAATACGCAGATTAACGCCATTAGAATGCTTTAGGCTGCAAGGCTTTCCAGATGATGCGTTTTTTAGAGCAGAAAAAGTCAACAGCGACACACAGCTATACAAACAAGCTGGCAATTCAATCACCACTTGTGTAATGGTGCAACTATTTAAGAAAATATTATGCTTAGAATAGATATGGACAAAGCAAGGTCTTATCTTTACCAGACCAATCAAAGCCATGAAGCACAAGATGAACTTGATGAAATTCTTTCACAATATGGTCACCATCCTAAAACGCCAATAAAACACAAAATTTCGCCTGTATTAAAGCTTTTAATTCAAAAGGCATATATTTATTATAAAAATAAAAATCAAACGCTTAAAACGAAGAAAAAATGAAGACACTTTTGCTTGATGCTGGACATGGTGGAATGATTAATGGCAAATATCAAACACTTGGCAAACGTTCACCATTCTGGAGCGATGGCAGTCAATTGTTTGAAGGTGAGTTCAACAGGCAAATAAAGTCAAGAATTATGGAATTGTGCCAGATGGATGGCTTGAAATATGTTGACATCAACCCACAGCAGACAGATTTGTCTTTACAGAATAGAGTAAGATATGCGAATACATACGATGCAAATGAAAGCATCTTTTTAAGCATTCATGCAAATGCTGGTGGTGGTACTGGTTGTGAATGTTTTGTTGCTGAAGTATCAAGTCAAACCAGCAAAGACATGGCAAACAGCATTGCAACCAATTACAAAACATTCTTCCCAAATGAACGATGGCGTGGAGTAAAGAACAAGAACTTTTATGTAGTGAAAAACACTAAGATGCCAGCTGTTCTTGTTGAATGTTTCTTCATGGACACTCAGCGTGAATGTAAAGAATATTTGATGACATCCAGAGGTCGTGACATGATTGCACACTGGCTTTACAAAAGCGTCAAAAATTACCTTATTTAAGGCTTAATCAAAAAAAGTTGTAATTTTGTTTTATTAATTGCTTGTTTTTCAAGCAGTTATAAAAAACATTGAAAAAAAGATTGAATAAATATGTTTACAAATTTGTAAATAATAAAATAAAAGTATAGTTTAGTGTCAACAAAATAATTAATCAACAAAATTTTTAAGACATGAAAGTTCAAATTGAAACATTAAAAGACATTTTTGAAAGTGATTTATTTAAAAAAATTGAAGCAAAAGATGAAAAAGCTTTGAAAGAATCTGGATGGTCAAGAAAAGAAATTGAAGAAATTGCAAACATTATAATAAAAAATCAAAAATAAACTAACAGGCTGGGCAACCAGCCTTCTTTTTAATCATTAAAATTTTACAGACATGAAAAAGGAAGTTAATAATCAATTAGAACTATTAGTATTTTTATTTGGCAATCACTATGGCACAAGCTTTTACCTACTGAATACGCCTATGACCGATGTACCTAAGATTCAAAAATTAGTTGATGATGGTGAACTATCACCTTATGAAATTGATGATTTAGTAAGAATATAATTAATCAACAAATTTTACAGACATGAAAAACGAAACAAAATTACCAGTTCCAAAAAACGATAGAGTAGAACGTTCATTTATTGAAGATTACACAAAGGAAGTATTAAACAATTTTACTGTTGAAAAATTAAAAAATGAATTGTGGCTTACAAAAAGACAAATGCAAGAATCATCAAATGAATATTTTGATTCTGACTATTATGATGAATATGTTGATTTGATACAGGAATTAATTAATAAAAAAAATAACAGACATGAAACCATTAACAAAAGAAGAAATTGAAGCCTATAAAAAGTTTTCCAAGCTTTGCAAGAAGCTGGAGCAAATGAAAATCAAACAGGCGAAAGTAATAAAATTTAATACAAATGAGAAGCGTTAAAAATATCGCCTTTTTAGGCGTTTTAATTTGGTTGCTTTGTATCTGGATCCTGTTAAACATTAACATTCAGCACAAGCCAAATAAACCAACACCACAACCAGTTGAAGTGCAGATTGAACAGCCAATGATGTACACTTGGGATGATGGAAATTGTTAAACATTAAAATCAAACAGACATGCCAACAGACAAAATTTTTATTGATGTAGAAGAAATTGCTTTAAGACCTTTAAAGGTTGCAGCACATGTTGACTGGGAAACTGAAACAATCTGGACAGAATATCCACTGCAAAGTGTAGTGCTGAAAATTCATTCAATTGTTGTTTTGGAAGCTGAAAACAAGCACCTTACTGAATTTGAAATAAAGCTTTTTGAATTGATATTTAGTGATGTGAATGACAGCGATTATTTCAATCTTTTTAATCAAATTGAATCCAGTATTGAACAAGTTTCAAGATATTTTTAATATATTTGTTTTATGGGTGTGGAAACCTTAAAAAACTATTTCAAAAATATAAGTCAAAAAGGCTTTTCCAGTAACGTTTTATAGTTTTACGTTTTCCACTGCTGGAGGTCTTTTTGACCTATTTTTTTTATACCATGAGCATACTGAAATTACTTGCTTCTTCCAACTTTATCACTGTCAACAAAACACTTGCACGTAAGCTTTCTTTAGAGGCAGCAATCCTTTATGGTGACCTTGCTTCTTCACAGATTTACTTTGGTGAAGGTGAATGGTTTTTTAGAACAAGAGAAACCATTGAACAGGAAACAACTTTGTCAAAATTCCAACAAATTAAAGCTATGAAGCTATTGCTTGAACATGGTCTTATTAAGGAAAAATTGTTTGGCTTACCAGCTAAAAAGCACTATATTATTGATGAAGAATGTATGGATAATTTCAACAACTTGATGCAGTTAAATTCAACGCCAAGTCGTTTAAAAATTAAACAACAAGGAATCGAAAAATTAAACGACATTAATAAGAATAAAGTAAATAATAATATAAGTAATAATAAAGAAAAAAAAATAAACAAAAAAAAGAAGCCAAGTTTTCTGGATCAATTAACTTATCCAGCAACTTTTTCAAGTGAAGTCATCAGAGCAATTGAAGACCATATCCAGATGCGAAAAGAAATCAACAAGCCATACAAATCAAAGACTGCAATTGAAAGAAAATTTAAAAGCCTTGAAGCTGGTCTTGATGAGCATGGTGAAAAAAAGATAATTGAAGCAATTAATTTTTGTACCGAAAACCAGTATCAAGGTATCAACATTGACTGGTATTTAAAAACCAATAGACATGACAAAACTGATAAGAATGGAGGTTTATACGAAAGCTTTGCAAGAAGCCTCCAGAAAAAGCAACATTAAGCAAGAAAATCTTGAAATCATTTTACAGGGTAGAACCAACAACATAAGGTCAGTTCTGAAGCAAAAAGATGAAAGACAAATTAAAGTCATGAAGAATGAATTAAGTCTTTCCATCTTGGTCATTGCAAACACCTACACAGGCGCAAACTTTGACAAGCCATTAAGCCAAGAAAATGAAATCTTAATCAATGAATGCACCAGCTTTGTATGTGAGTTTTATCCAATGCTTTCACTTGCTGAAATACACAAAGCTTTCAAGATGGCAGTGGCAGAAAAATTTGACATCAACATTGAAACCTATTATGGAAAATTTAACGTGTCTATTCTGGGCAAAGTCTTGAAGTCATATTGTGATTACAGGAACAAATTGATACAGGCTTATGAGCATGAAAAAGATAAGCTTCAGAAGGAATTAGAGCGTGAAGAAATTGAACGCAAAAATGAAATCACAAGAAACCAAGTTGTCAAAAAGTATCTGGATCTTAAAGAAAAATATCATGAAACTGGAGATGAAGACTTGCTTAGAAAAATAAAGCCTTACTGGTGCAAAATATTGATTGATAAAGGGCATATCAATCTGACTGATGAACAGAAAAAAGAATGCTGGGCAAAAGCAAAGGCACAAGCACTTATCCAGCTTAAAGTTGAATATGCAGAAACAGACAATTCAACAAGGCGTGGAAGCATCAAGCATTTACTAAAAAAAGTTGAAGATGGTCTTGAAGTTGATGAAGTGAACAATATTTCAATTAAGTATTATTCCATCTACATTGTACAAAAAAGCCTTGAATAATAAATTAGCATTTTTTAATTAAACTTTATATAAATTATGGAAACAGTAAATCAAGTTTTAAGAACCAATGATTACGCAAAATTCAAATCATTAACTGGCAATCGAAATGTTAATCTTTTACATCTACAAAGATTGATTAACAGCATGAAAAAAAATTATTTGTTTAGTCCAATTTTAGTCAATGAAAAGCATGAAATTATTGATGGTCAACACAGATACAATGCAGCTAAAAAATTAAATCTTCCAATCAATTATATCATTATCAATAATTATGGATTGAAGGAAGTTCAAACTTTAAACACTAACAATAAAAACTGGAACAAAAAAGACTATCTTGAAGCTTATTGTGATTTGGGAAATGAAAATTATATTAAATTGAAAAAATTTATGAATATGTTTCCAGATTTTTCATTGTCAAATTGTGAAGTAATTGTTTTGAATCTAAATGGTGGTATTAATAATCGAAGCAGAGATAAAGACATAAAAGGCAATGAAACTGGAAGAGTCAGAATATTTGAAGAAGGTGGCTTGATTGTAAATGAATTAACAAGTGGCATTATTAGAGCAAAAGAAATTTTAAAATATAAACCATATTATTCTGGTTACAATAGGGCAGTATTTGTCAAAACTATTATTTCATTGTTGAGAAATAAAAATTTTAATAATGATGAAATGATTCACAAAATACAAATGAATCCATTGCAACATTGTATTTCAATAAGTCAATACAAAGATTTGATGGAAGAAATTTACAACTACAAAAGAAGAAATAAAGTTTCTATTAAATATTAATCATTGACAAATATGTAAATAGTAATTTAATTATTATATTTAAGATTCATACAGGCTGGGCAACCAGCCTTCTTTTAAACTAAAATTAACAGACATGACAAAACAAGATTTGATTGATTTAGGCTTTTATGTAAAGCGACATGGTATGAATGACCTTCCATATTTAGTGCATAGGTCACAGGCATACAGAAAGAATGGCTTGAATGCTTACAAGCATGATGATGAAGGATGGTATGTAAAATACTCAATGCACGATTGCTTCTTTACATTTGATCCAGACGAAGTCAAGCGAATTATACAGAATGAGCAAAAGACTGGTATGGCAGTTTTCAGAGAAAGACCAGCAACACTTTCTGAACAAGAATTGATTGATATTGGATTCAAGAAAGCTGAACACAAGACAAAAGGTTTGGTTTATCAATACAGAATTTCATGTAGAATCAACAAAGACAACCAAGACTTGATAAAGCATTATAAAAGTATTAAAAGGTACGATGTACATGATGAAGAAGATTTTGACTTTGTTCTTGATGCAAAAAACAATAAATATCACAATCAAAACTGGTACGAAATATCAACGCCTTATGGTTATTTAAGAAACCTTGAAGACTTGGTTGATTATCTTAAAATACTTGGATACGATCCACAGAACAAACCAAATAAACAAAATTCATTAACACAACAAAAAACAAAAAAAATGAGTGAATTATCAATTACAGGAAAAGTCCATTTAATTGGCGAAGTACAGAAAATTAAAGACACACTTGAAAAGCAAGAAATTGTGGTGCATACTGTTGATGACAAATACCCACAGTTCATCAAGTTTGAAACCTTTAACACAACAATTCTGGATGGCTTGAATGAAGGTGATGAAGTCAAGGTGTTTTTTAATATCAGAGGAAACGAATGGAAAGGAAAATTTTATGTATCTTTAGGTTGTTGGAAAGTAGAAGTACAACATTTGAATAAATCAGTGAAGCAACAATCTATTGAACAACCAATTAAAACCGAAGAGAAAGAATATTCTGATGAACTACCTTTCTGAATTTTGTTATTAATATTTTGTTGTAAGGTGTGTGGATTTGCTGCACACCTTTTTAAAGTTTTATGTTATAGAATTATGAAAATATTACCTATCGTACGCTCTGGATTTATTAATTCATCGAGGTAGGTATTTTAAAGTTTTATGTTATGCCAAAGCCAAATCCACTTGAAACAAAAAAAGTATTTATCAAAAGATGCATTCCAATTGTGCTGAATGAAGGCACTGCAAAAAGTGTTGATCAAGCTGTTGCAATCTGTAATACAATCTATGAAAAGAAGTGATGCAAAAACACATTGCCAAAGAACTCAAACAACAAGCTGAAATAATCGCACAAAGATTTTCACATTCATCCAGAGAAGGAAATTTGTCAAATGAAAAATTTCAAGTGCATGAAATCATTCCTCTTTCAGATGATGCAGCAGTTGTGTATTTTAAAAAAACATCTGGCAAAATTGGTATGGCTTTTTTTTATAACATTAAAAGAGGCGCATCAAAAGGCTGGAAATATTTCTTTCCAACTGACAGCCATATACAAGGAATGTCAGCAGTACAATACTATAAAATAGAAATTGAAAGAATAAATTTTGAACACAATTTTAAGTAAATACTATGAGCAAAGAACTGGAAAACCTAAGAAGTGAAAATATTCTTTTGAAGGAACAAATTAACATCAATCAATCGTTTATTTCTGACATGTTTAATGATTTGATCCCTGTTGCAAGTGAAATAAAAAACAGCACTGGATTCTTCAAGATTTTTAAAATAGTAAAACTTGCTGTATATCTGGTTGCACTTATCTTCAAGCACTTTGATACGAAGCCAAGAGAAATTGACTGGTATTAATATTTTTTTGTACAATGTAATAATATTCACTATCTTTGAAAAAAAGTGAATGAGAAAGCAATTTACATTTGTGGAAAGTGAGCGCACCAGTGGAGTTGTTCAGCAACTTAAACAACTGGCAAAAGAAGACCAAAGAAGTTTTAATAATTACATCGGAATAATTTTAAAAAAGTACATTAATGAAAGACAACTTAAAAAAGACAATTGAATGGAGTGTTGAACTGGGTGTGGAGATTGCCAAAAGTCTGGAAGACAAAAAGTTTACACTTGCTGAAGGCATCGCTTTGTTTGACAACATCTTAAAAATTCCAAACATTGTCAAGCACATCAAAGACATTCCAACAGAATGGACAGAACACAAAGACAGTCCAGAGTACAAACAAGCAATTGTCAGTGGTGTACAGGAAAAGATAAAAGGCTTGTCAAGTGAAACATCACAAGCACTTGTACTGAAGGGTATAGAAATTGGCTATCAGATAGGGCAGTTTATTGAGTTGTGCATCCAAGCAAATAAAGAATCTAAATAGGTAGATTAATTTTAGTTAATTTTTCGATGGTGGCACTATTTTCATGTCTGGGTGTCACCATTTTTTTTGAACATGATTCTACAACTGACAGATACCGAAGCAATGAACCTAAGTGCATTTTTGCAAAATATACAGGATTCATTGAAGCAAGATTTAAAAATTAACAGCGCATTTCATCACCAGTATATTGTAGGAGTTATAGACCAGTTTGTTGAGCAAGTGAATATCAATTTAAATGATGAAAGAATTGAAGCAGTGATTTACGAAATGGCAGAACTTGAAAATAAATACAATGAAACCAATCAATAAATTTTTGCGTTAATAAAGTAAAAAATATGGCTGTAAAAATAGACTGGAAAAAAGTTGATGAATTGCTTGAAGCTGGATGCGATGGAACAGAAATTTGTGCGCATTTAGGCATTCATTACAACACTTTGAACAACAAATGTGAGAAGGAAAAAAAATATAAATTTTGTGACTATAAAGCACTAAAAAGGGCAAAAGGTGACAGCATTTTAAGAAACAGACAATTCAAGACAGCACTTGAAGGAAACGTTCCAATGCAGATATGGCTTGGTAAACAAAGACTTGACCAATCAGACAAGCAACAAGTCAAACAGGAAACTAAACAAGAAAACACCTATAACTTTGACAACCTAACAACAGAACAGCTTGAACAACTTGCCAAAATCCTTACAGCTTCCCACACTGAAGCAGATACAAGTGGCACTGGCAAAGCGTAAATTTTTAAACTTTGTCAAATACACAAAGAAAGATTATGAAGTTAACTGGCATCATGAACTTTTAGCTTCTTATCTGGATAGGTTTGCAATTGGTGAAATAAAAAAGTTGATGGTATTTATGCCTCCACAACATGGTAAGTCTGAACTTACATCAAGAAGGTTACCAGCTTACTTGCTTGGCAAGAATCCAGAACTGAAAGTGGTTGGTTGTTCTTATTCTTCAGACCTTGCAAAGTCTTTCAATCGTGATGTTCAGCGCATTATTGATGAACAGGAATACAAAGACATTTTTCCACAAACAAGATTGAATGAAAGCAATGTGAAGACTGTATCTGGTTCTTATTTAAGGAATGCAGACATATTTGAAACAATTGATTTCAGAGGTTTTTACAAGTCTGTTGGTGTTGGTGGTTCATTAACAGGAACAAGCGTTGACATAGCCATAATTGATGACCCAGTGAAAGATGCTATTGAAGGCAACAGCTTAACAGACCAAGCACGAAAATGGGAGTGGTACACAAATGTATTATTGACAAGATTGCATAATGATAGTCAGCAGTTAATCACAATGACCAGATGGCACAAAGAAGACTTATGTGGTAAGATTCTTCAGCGAATGCCAGAAGGATGGGAAGTGTTAAGGCTTGAAGCTATCAAACAGAACGAAACGCATGAAGCTGATATGCGTGAATATGGCGAAGCTTTATGGGAATCAAAGCACAGCAAGAAAAAAATAATGTCCATTGCAAAAGCAAATCCAAACACCTTCAATGCTCTTTATCAAGGTGACCCAAAGCCAAGTAAGACGATGCAATATTGTTTAACATTCAGCTATCCAAAGCACGTCAAAAAAGTAGAGTACATTCAAGGAACGCCACTGCATTACACAGTTGATTTCAACACACAGCCATACATGTCTGGATTAATCATTCAGCTTGAATACATCAAAGATAGCTATTGGAATGGCTTTGAGGAATACTGGCAAGTGAACA